TTGTCCATTTGTTATTTATTCTCCACCTTGTAGCGGTTGAGGATAGCAATGAGCGCTGTATTCCTGCCGCACCACGCCGCGAAGTCCGGCTGGAACGCCAGCTGATATGTGCGCTGTATCGCCATGCGAACGAACACCGTTTGATGCTCCATCGGCATGCGAGCCATGAACTGTAACGCTTGCTTAGCGTCTTGCACGCTGACACGCGAGGCGATCTTGTAGGACATGAGCCGTTGAGCGTCGGGCTTACCCGGCAGGGTAACCTTCAGCGGGTTGGCGATCACGTCCTCGTAGCTCGATAGCTCCTGCCCAAGGCGTATCGTCTTCATGAGTTGCGTCATGGCCGGTATGCCAATGCCGCCCTTCACTTCCTCCTGGGTCAGCGGGTCGGTCGGTATCTTGTCAGTGTCGAACGAACGCATGAGGGATTGCAAATGCGTGTCGGCCTGATGCAATGCGCGTGGCGTACACCACGGGCGCTCGTCCTCAGGCATGGGCTCGAACACAAGTTGCGGGTTTTCCTCGGCGAACTGGATCGTCTCAGGCAGCAAGCGCACTTCGTGGTAGTAATCGAGCGTGCTTTCCAAGTCGTCGGTGACTTCGATCTCGATACGCCGTCCAATCAAGTGGCGCGGCTCACGCGACGAACCCGACTTCTCGTTCATGAAGTTGCCCGCGAACATGACAACCCAACCGGGCGGAAAGCGATGGTTGCCCAGCACTTTGCTGAGCGCCGCCTCGCCTACGATTTTCTTTTCGTCGCCGCCCAGCTTGTCGGCCTCGTCCACGAGGATGATACCGCCAGTATACGCGTCGAGCGGCTTACCCTCCTGGGTAATCCACCAATACGGGCGAGTGAACACGGAGATGGTCGCCCCGGTTTTGTCGTCGGTCTTGGGGATCATGAACCCCATTGCGGTTTGCAGCGTGAAGTTCGCGCCGTTAATCACGCTCAGCCCGTACGTCCCTTCCGGGTCGATGCGGCGCATGATTTTCGGGAACTGCTCGAACGTGGTTGTCTTGCCGCGTCCGATCTTACCCTTGAGGTAATACGACGGGCCTTTCGGTTCTAAGGCGCTGTAGTAGAGCGCTGGCAATCGCGCCACAAGCTGGTTCAGCTTCATGTCGGTCTTTCTAAGGTTGTGTTACCCAACGGGTAACGTGGTGAAGTTGATAGTGTAGCACAAGTGTAATAGGCTGTCAATTAATATTAACAGAAATCTTTTACACGCCTTTCTGATTATAGCAATAACTATGGATCGGTTTCGCCGTCGTTGTCGTGGTATATGTCGCCACCGCATGACAAGGATAGACTGCCGCCGCTGCGATGATACGCGCAGCAACAACGTGACGCGCAGCAACAACGTGACAGGTGACGGCGCGCAATAGCGCGCCATATCTTTGCCAGCCTGCGTTGCTTGAGGCAGTACGGGCCAACGAACTTGGGGCTGGTCATTGCTTACCCTCCTGAGTTAACGGCTCAACTTCGACCATGAAACAATCAAGGTCCATGCCTTGCTTCTGGATCATGTCCTCGGCCTTATCCTTGGCTTCTGTTTCAGTGTCGGCCAGGATGTTGAACTGGTCGAATAGATTGATCTCAAATACCTTCACAAGATATTTCATGGCTTACCCTTTGGGTTAGCGTGCTTGCGCGGTTGCTTGGGTTTGGGGAATTTCGGCTTGCCCCAAGTCAGCGTGGGATACTCACGCTTGAAGAACAACTTCACTGCCGTTGTGTTGGGCGCGCCGATCCGCTCGTGATGCAGCACGCGCTTGGAGGCGACGAACTTTATCACCACCTCATACAAGCCCTTGCGTACGCGAGTGACGCTGCCGTACAACGGCATGTCGTCGCCTCGCACGATACGTCGAATTGTTCGCATGGATTTCTCGCAATAAAAAAGGGCGGCAGGGATTAGCTGCCGCCCTTATAAGTTACCTAGTGGGTTAGGTTATGCGGCAGGCGCAGCGTGCACTGCGGCTTGCCGTTCAGCCTTGGTCGGCTTGGGTTGCGCAGCCTTCTCAGCCTTGACGCGCTCAGCCTCGGCCTTGTCGGCGGCGGCTTGCGCCTTCGCCTGTTGGGCTTGCAGTTCCTCGGCGTCGTGCTGGCTCAGCAGATCGGGCGCAACCTTAGCGAGCGCCGTCCGCAGCCACTCGATAGCGTTAGCGAGTTCCTCACTAGTGATGGCGTTGCGCTTGTCGCTGCCCTTGTACGTAGCCTTCGCCTTGACTAGGGTGTCGAGCAGGTAGTCCTCGCCGGTCTTATCCACCGGCTCCTTGACTTCCTGCGTCATCAAGCCGCGCAGTTCGTCATCGGTCAAGACTGGAGCCAAGCCAGTGTGCTTGACGCCCGACTTCTTGCCCGCTTCGACGGCGTCCTTCTGCTTCTTGAGTTGGGCGCGAGCTACGTCCACGAGAATGGCGTAAGTCGAACCGGGCTTGACGCCCTTCTTGGCGTCGGCGCTGCCGTTGGCGACACGCAGCAAGTCGATATGCATGTTGCGCGCCTTGCGCACCAAGTCGAGCGCGTCACTCTCGTACTTGTTGCCAAGGTAGACGAACTGGCGCAGCTTCGACAGCTGCTGCTCCAAGGACTTGGCCGGGGCCGCGCCCATCGCCGCTTCGTCGGACACTTCGCCCGCGTCCTCGTACGACGACGCCTTGGTGACGCCCTCTTTGAACTTGTCGTACACTTCGGAAGTCTGCTCGGGCGTGATCGCGCCGTCCTGCGCAGCCTCGACAACCGCTTCAGCCAGCGCAATCATGCTGGTCTTGCCGCCGCCATAGATCTTGCCTAACCCAAGCACTTTGTTTTTCAGGTTGTTGTATTGTGTCTTCGGCGACACAGTGCGCGGGTTGTTGCTTTGGTCGGCCACCCGACTATTTTGCGAAGGGGCATGGGGAGTAGCAGCGGGACGCGTCGGCTTGTCAGGCACGCCCGCCGCCTCTTGATCGGCAATGTCCGCCTCGGAGTTATTACCCTCAGGGTTAGTCTCGGGCGTGAACGAAGCATCTACGGCGTCAGCCGCATCGACTTCATTTTCCTCGCCAACGTTGTCGAGCTTGGGTCGTTTCACCAATGTCTTTACTCCTGTTTACACTTTGTTACGCCAAGTGTCGTTGCGTCCTGCCAATATGGCATGAAAGGATAACCCTGTCAAGCGGGTTAGTGACTATTATTTACACAACTGATACGCGCGGTTCTCAGACGTGCGCGCATGGGTTGTGTAACGATTAGTAATGGCAGAAGGCGTTAGGAGCCTTAGCCCATATTTGAAAGCATCGCTTTCTGGCTTCGTCCTGTTGTACCGCCATCATGTATTCAAAATGCGTGCGGCTCGCCGTCTCGGCTTCGGTTTCACGTTCCGAATAGCCGGTGTAATTTCCATCTACGTCGTAGTTGCGAATAATATCGCCAGCGTGCGCCATCGTTGACGCCAGCATGACGGCAGAGAATACAAGATGTTTCATGAGTTACCCCTTGGGTTAGTCTGCCTCGCGCTCAATGCGCGCTTGCCAGATTGCATGTAGTCGTTTGGCGCGAGCATACGCAGCAATGCGCGCCTCGTTATGCTCGATACTCAACTCATCAAGCACGCGCCATGATGGGTTGTCGAGCATGGCTGCTGCTTCCTCATGCCGATTGTCAATATCGGCAAGCACAGATGACAAGGCGCGATCAATGCGCTGCTCGCGTCGGCTTCTCATGAGTTACCCTTTGGGTTAGAGAACACTACTATCCATGCCAGTTCACGATGACCATCGTCACCTTTCTCGTGGTCAGGTCTGGCATGGGAACTAGTGTTGGCGGGTCGTTCTATCCCGCATGCCTTATCAGGTTTGGATCGGTGAACGAACAAATGAACTGCTCGTTACCGTCGCAATGGCCGATCACTGTTTCGTTGGTGATGTAGGCGTGAACTTTCAACCCGGCTTTCACTGGTATGCGATAGCGCCATGCGTCGCGCTTCCATAGTTGTGTTTTGCCGTTGCAACGCACGCGCCAATAGCGACCAGACGCCATGCGCAGCCAAATCGAACCATGATCGATCTCGTAACGCACTTGTTGATGCGAGGAACTCAAGGCAGCACTCCGATTGCATCGAGGATAACAGCGCTGCATGGCATGATGCAGAACACAATGAGCGCGAGGATGAGGACGGCATGAAAGAATGAAGTTTTCATGGCATTCTCATGATGTTGTGGACACGGCAGGAGAGAGGGCATTTATCGAGCGCGATAAGCATTGCCTGATGGAAGTCATTCGCCATCACGTCGATCCATGTCCAGTCGCCGTTAGGCCACTGGAATGTGATTTGGTATTTGATCATAGCGGCTTGTACTCTTTGGTTAGCGTGAACATGAAGCAAAAGCGGCCCAACTTGATGAACCGCAGTCCGCCGACTTTGCGGCAGGAGAAATTGATTACACGCGCTCGCTTGCGAGCATCCACAGCGTGAACAACAGTGAGAGCGTTAGCCACATCATTACCTCTTGGGTTACGCCGTCGAAACGGCAGAGAAAGGTTTTTCCGAAGGATACAACCATAGATAGGCCGTTGACAGTCAACTAGTGGTTGTAAATACTTACGGTTTTGACGAAGATTAAATGGTGAAAGTCAAGTAAGATCAATGGGTTAGCTCAAGTATTATAATGTTCTATACTTCCATAATATATATAACTCATTGATATCATTGACATAATACTTTAAAGTCCTAGTATTAGCCTAAAAAGAGATAATGCTATAGGGGGAGGGGAAGTATTATTGGACTTCGAGACTTACCCTAAACACACGTGGGTAAGTTGTGATACCCTATAGGGGTTATTCTATATATAATACTATAATACTATAATACATATATTTAAAAGCAATCCTGCCAGTTAGTTAGCGGCCGGTTTCTCAAATTCCGAAGGTTGGAGTTTACACACTTTTACACTTTCGGAATAATACTAATAATACTTATAATACATAATTAGGCCCGTTTTAGGACCTAATTAAGTATTATAATACTTATTTTGTGCCAGTTTGGGCGTCCAGCCAGCGTTGCAACGCGTCGTAGCGATCCAATTCTTCCTGTTCGCGGTTCATTTTACGCGTATCCTTATTTTTGTGCCCTTGCGGCCGTTTTTCACGCGCCGCCGCGATGGCGCTTTCGGGTCAGGAAGGTTCACATATGTTGTGGCGCGAAGATTATTCACGCGACCGACACGAATACGAATACGCGGCGCGCTTGAAGGCGACCGCGAAAAAGGATCATAGCATCTAGCGTTTTGGTTCATGACTTACCCTTTGGGTTAGTTGCAAGCGCGAAACGGAGCATATACGGTAATGCGTATCGCTTGGTTACAGATTTGCTCCGCAACGTTGCCATGTGTGGCCTTCCTCGCCGCATACGCTACATGAGGCCAGCGGCTTGCGAGCCGTCTTCAGCTGACGATAAACCTCTGTTTTCGCAGCGAGAGTTTTCGTCGCCTTCAGGTTTTCGTTGAGCTTTTCGATCTTAGCTCTGCGTTCATCGAACGCCTTGGCTACGCGGTCGAATTCCTCTTGAGAAACGTATTCCATTGTCTTTACCCTTTGGGTTAGTTGCAAGCGCGAAACGGCGCGAAGTTCATAATACTTATTAAGTATTATGAAACGTCACGCCGTCTCTGGTTTGCAACTAGCCGCCGTAGCGGCTAGGTCTTCGTTGTGTCTATTCGTGACCGCCGATCATTTGCAGATCGAACATATTTCAGGCACTGCCCTCCTTTGCGTCTTGTGTCGCGTCACCTAAGCTCCTTAGCTCTGGACGCGCAGCGCTCTTACGAGGGTGCGACCGTCACTCCGCAGATACGTGGGACCGTGAACGCACGGCTTCGCGGACTTGCTCCGCACATCCTTGCAGGTACCCTCGCTGCGGTATGGGGCAGAAGCTCCTGCGAGCCGCCAAGCCATACCTGCCACACGTCAGACGTGCGTCAGCTACTCTCCTGTTGAGAATGCCACGCGCAGCCTCTCGGCTCCGCGGGTCACCAACATACCGGGCTTCTAAGCGACAGCGTTGGGACACATTACCCAATGGGCAACCAGGGGTCAAGACGGTAGGGCATGTGGACCAAGGCAAGGACCGGCGGGCGGGCCTTTAGGTGTCCCCAAAATATCTTGGCGCCCCGAAATATCCACAACCCCTAGACGTATAATAATACATAGTATTCACAGTATTCCCTAAGTAATTGTTAAGTATTCAACCCCCCTTGACAACCACCCGCAAAGGTGTTATCTTAACCCCCGTGGGTAAGCTCCCTGCCAAGGTTGTCGAGTGTTTCAATGTAAACGAGACACACGGCAATGCAAGCCCACTGCGCAGAATGGACCCTGTACGGATCGGATGCTGTCCCCGCCGTGCAGGGTCTTTCAGCGCGCTCGGCCCATCTTTTCTCCTGCCGACTTACCCCACGGGTAACCCTTCTTACGAATGAGCGATCCTAGCGAGCGAATGAGTAAGAACATATGAGAAGCGGCGGTGTAAGACAACAATGGGTATACAACGCTCCCCCTACGATATCTTCCTTCCTACAGTCGGAAGCGTTCGGACGATTGATTTGGGGACCCGTTGGTTCAGGCAAGACGACCGGGTGTATCGTCGAAGCTGCGAGGCGTATGGCCCAGCAGGAGCCTGCGCTAGATGGGAAACGTTATACGCGCATCGCCATTATACGCCAGTCCCTGAAAGATGCTAAAGCGACTGTCCTGAAGGATGTGAGAGGGTGGTTCGGTTCTATTGCCGATTGGAGGGTCTCAGAATCGACCCTCTATTTGGAGTACGGCGATGTCGTCTCCGAGTGGCCGTTCATACCGCTTGATGAGCCTGATGACGTAAAGAGATTACTCTCATTGCAACTCACGGCTGCGTACGTCAATGAGTGCATCGAGACAGACATAAATCTTCTTTCTGACATTGCCGGTCGTGTCGGACGGTATCCTAATAATGATCAGGGTGTATGTTCGTGGTCGGGCATCTGGGCCGATACGAACGCGCCGATAATGAATACGCCGTGGGCGAATTTTATGGCCGCCCCGCCGCCGCAGTGGCAGGTGTTCCACCAGCCGGGAGGGCATATATACCCCACATTCGCATCGAGCGGAAGCGTGGATGCGCATGGTAACCCTATCATGGTGCAGATAGGTGGTGCGGAGAATCTCCCGCATCTTAATCAGACGGCGGAAACCATTCTCCTGCCGGAAGACGACCCGCGAAGGATAGCGCAGGGGAGAGGATATTATGATCGGCTTCTCTCTGTTGGTACTTCTGATTACATCAGAAGATACGTCTGGTCGGAGTTTGGCCGCGATCCTAGCGGCGCTGCCGTGTTTGCTGAAAGTTTTAGGTACGATTATCATGTGTCCAGCGTCCCATTGGAGCCTGTCTATAGCCGCATGCTTGTGGTGGGGCAGGATTTCGGGCGGTCGCCGTGGTCCCTTATATGCCAGTTGGATCACTCAGGGCGATTATTAGTGCTGGAGGAAGTGCCGGGGCGCGGCCCCACCGGAGAAAACCTTGGGCTTGAGCAGCACGCCAAGCAGAATCTCATACCGGTATTGCTCCAACCAAGATACGCCGGTCGGCCTATCGGGATTGTTGGCGACCCCTCAGGGCAGGCGAAAGACTCCCTGTTTGAACTTAACAGTTTTGACTTGCTTAAGCGCTGCGGGCTGGCGGCGGAGCCTGCTCCGACAAACGACTTGGAGCCGAGATTACGTGGGGTGGAGAGCTTCTTTACGAGAAACGTGGGGGGAAGTCCAGCGCTCCTTATTGATGGGACGCGCTGTCCCACGCTGGTTGCGGCGCTCAACGGACAGTACAAGTTCGCTACGACGTTGGATACGAGCGGCGGGATGTATGTGAAAACCGTGCCGGAGAAATTACATCCATGGTCGGACGTGGCGGATTGCTTGCAGTATGTGTGCTTGGTGACGGGGAACGCGGGAGCTTACGCATGGGTGCTGGGCCGGATCGTGCAGACCCTCAGGCCGCGCCGCCCGATGCGGGTAGCTCCCAGCGCCCTCGCTTGGACGTGAGTCTTTTGATCTTGATGCTTGCAAACGCGCTGTTCTGGACGGCGTTGTGGCAGCTTGCTAGTGCATTTGCATGTGCGTTTACGCAAACATGCTAAACGCTAATAGGCATGACCGGGGTTGGCCCCGCGTCCAACTGCTGACGTGGATAACCATAACCGATCAAAGCTGGCGCTATTGCATCGAGCCGATGGGCTATCGCGATGCGGTGTGGGAGCGCTCAGGTTACGTGGAGATAATAATATGGAAAACGATAAGGTAGATTATCACATCGGACAGCGCGTCAACATGACCAACGTGCTTGCCGACGACAAGGATCAGGATGGCGTGATCATCGGCATCGTTATGCGGCGCGATCGCAAAACGCAATGTTTCATCGTTGAAGACGATGGCGGCAGCTTATATATCCCGATTGAAGAACAGTTAAAGGTCTTCGAGGGGTAGCGCATCGAACAGGCGCGATTGCGTGTAAGCTCCTTCAGCGAGCGATGTTTCACGAGCGCGAACATCGAGTGTTTCATGTTCCAGCGTCACACTTTCTATCCCCGATTGAAGAACCATGGGCGCAACGCCGCCGCCAAGGTTGATTTCCAGCTTGAAGAACTGGCCAGCCCCAGCGCCTACCGGCTCGACCTGACCTAGCCCAGCGACCCGTGACACGACCTCGAAGGCTTTCACTTTGGAGCTTAGCGGCTCCTTGTCGTTGGTCATCGCTAGATAGAAGTGGGGCAGCGCCTGCTCTATATTAACTGCCGCCTTGAGCTTGATGCGCTTGTGGGTGTTGCTTGCTCCCTCCCACTCGTCTTGCGCCTGCCGCAGCATCTGCCGGAACATGCGCGTCTCGCTCAGGTCCGTGTATTCCTGCGACGTGAAGCCGAGAACGTTCAGCACTTCTTCGGGCGTCTGGATGCCGCGAATGACGCCGTTGGCTAGCTCGCGCAGGCGTTGTTCTTCTCTGGAGGACAGAAAATCTTCCATGAAAAATAAATCTCCAAAGGGGGGTTGACATTGTGAATTTTTTATGATATAGCACATTACGACCCGAAAGTCAATTGTGATCGTGACTACGACTTTTTAGTTACCCGATGGGTAAGTCCGTGGCAGGCGGGCAAGGGCAGGATGGCGGCGCTACCAAACGCACCGGCGCTACGTGTCGTCTCGCGTGGAGATACGCAAGCGCAACAGCAGGTGCTTGACGCAGCGAGAGCGCAGTCGTATGCGCCGCCACAAAACGCGAGCCCGTTTGTGGGCGAGCCACCAGTAGGGCTGGCTGGGTACGTAACTGATCAATACACGCTTATGCGCAGGCACCGCGACACTCCCGGCAGGGGGTGGAGCGACAAGCTCCTTGCCAGCTTGAGGGCGTTCAATGGCGTCTATGATGTGAACGTCATCCAAGAGATAAAGCGCTTCGGCGGATCGAACGTCTATGCGCGCCTGATTGCACAAAAGTGCAGAGGCACCTCTTCGTTATTGCGCGACGTGTACCTAGGCACGGAAAAACCTTGGGGACTTGAGCCAGATAGCGACCCCGATGTTCCTGACGAGGTTGTGCAGGCGATAGCGACGCACATTGGCGAGACGGTCACCAGTCAGATACAGGCGCACTTTGCAGCGTTGCAAGCACAGGCTGCGCATCAGATAGGAACAGCCGCCGCTCATGCGATAGGCGCGCAGCAGGGGCAGTCTCCTTCGTTTATTGATGCTTCGATACCCTCGCATTTTAGTGGCCCGTCTCAGGGGGCTTCGACGGGCGCTATTCCACCCGGCATGCCAGTTCCTCCGAACGCCCCCGGTATACCGGGGGCTATGCCCAATGCTCAAGGCGCAGGGCTTCCTCCCCCTCCCCCGCCTCCACCTCTGCCTGATCCGAACACCGTCAGGGATATTTATGACCTGATGATGGAGGACGCTCGCGATCAGGCGAAGCGCAAGGCGGTCGAGCAGACGAAGGTTGCGCAAGACAAGCTGGAAGAATATCTGGCGATGGGCGAGTTTTATACCGCCCTCGCCGAGTTCCTCGTCGATCTGCCGATGTATCCGTACGCCTGCCTGAAGGGGCCTACGGTCAGAATTAAAACTCAGGTGAAGTGGACGAAGGACGTATCGCCATTCCCTGCCAACTCTAACACACCATCTCCCGCTTCGCCTACGTTGGGAGGCGCGCCCGGAGGGGGCGCGCTGCCGACTGATCCGCAAACTGATCTCCCCATGCCTTCGCCCCCGGCACCCACTCAGCCTACTCCCGTAGGTGGGTTAGGTGCAGTCGGCGCTGGGGGGGTTGCCCAAGGGTTTAACCCAGCGGGTAACGGCGCGGCCTATCCCCCAGGCCAAGCGTCCCTCGCCCCCCAAAAACAAAAACCCCAGTTGGCTAAGCCCATTGTGCAGGACGTGCCGGTGCTGTGCTGGGAGCGCGTATCGCCGTTCGACATTTATTGGACCCCCGGCGTATCGAGCATCGAAGATGCCAACATCATCCAGCGTAGTCGTCTTACACGGGCTGAGATTAACACACTCTTGGACCTCCCTGGATTTATCGTAGATGAAGTAAGGGCCGTACTCGATGAGTACGGCAGGGGCGGTCTGGTCGATAACTGGGACCAAACCGACTCCGAGCGTTCAATACTTGAAGGGCGAGAGGACCCGCGTTTTAACCAATCTGGCTTAATAGCGTGTTTGGAGTTCCAAGGGAACGCACAGGGGCGGTTCCTGTTGGACTTGGGCATGGACCCGGCGCAGATACCCGACCCCCTCAGGGATTACTATTGCAATGCTTGGCTTATTGGCAGACACATTATCAAGGTTCAGCTTATCCCCTCGCCAAGAAAGAGACATCAATATTACATCACCAGCTTCGAGAAAATTCCCGGTAACCCTTGCGGCAATGGTCTGCCTGACTTACTGGCAGACGTGTCTTCAGTGGCTAAT